CACTGCATTTCTGAGCCAGTGAATTTTTGCAAATACCTATTAGATACAGCGTCTGAATTTAACAGGAACTGCCGCCCTGAAAACAGCAGGGAATCGCCGATCTCATCGTTACCGATGCTTACCTTATCCCACATCGTTACTATGCCACGCGTAAATATGTTGTCCAAAATGTCAGTGGCCTGATCAGTACCGCTATCAAATCCCTTATAGAAATCGGCATCAGCCGTTTTGACTATAAATGCAGAATCATTGCTAATAGTCAGAATGAGAGTGTCCACTTCTGTGCCAGGTAAATGAAGCAGGTTCTGCAATATAACGGAGTCGGCAATCAAAGAGGAAAACGTTAGCTCATTGCCGTCCTGAATGATCTCAATATTGTCACCACCGATAAAGGTCAGAGTATCGTTATATCTGACCCTGGTATTTGATCCGACGTCAACAATATAGTTCCAGCGCCATAGCGAGTCCAGCGGAATACAAAACGCCGGAACGCTATCACCCAAAAGCGAAATACAGAGCTCTTCATTTATTACCTGAAAAGTATCGATCGAAAACGAGTCGGTAAGAACCGACATCAATACATATTGCTGCTCCCCGGCGCTATCGGTCAAAACCATGTAGTCAATGCCGGGAGCCTTTTGAAGCTGCTTTGAAATGCTGAGCCGCTGGCCATAAAGGCTTGAAACCGTAATCAAAACAATGACTGCCGAACTAAGAGCTTTCAAAATTTTGGTTCTGCCATTGGTGGGTAGTTCACGAACTTTCTTCATCGATCGTAATTTTATGGATATAAATCACTTCAACAACCTGGAACGCCGTGAGTTCAAACGGGAATGTAATGTCCTGCCCGTCAATAGTGTATCCGTATTCCGGGTCATCAGAACCGTAAAGCCTGCGATTGCCATTCAAGAATACATTCAAGATCCCGGCAAACGTATTTATGTCCATCAATGCCGGATCTGGTAGAGTAAACAGCGTTACTGTTACCGTATCAACCCCGCTCAACCCCTCGAATTTCTGCCTGATCTTCACCTCATCACCCACGCGGCTATGTGCAGAAGTCACTATTTCTTCCGGACAGTCATTAGTGAAATTAACGGTGCGCCTGAAATATATAACGGCATAATCACAAATTTGATCGCCCTCGTTATAAGGGAAGTAAGTAATGTCATCAAAACTGAACTCCCAAACATCGGTGTCAATAATACTAAATATTTCGGAGTCGTCCCCCACTGCCACAATGCAGCCGGAGGTCTGATCGATTATAAGTTCGATTGCGGGCTCGTCAATGCAAAGCCGGTCAAATACATACGGAACCCTGACAATGCGGCCCGGACAATCCTCAAAATCAATTGTCCAGATAAATTCTACGATCTCAAAAGGCGCGCAAACCGGAGTGCCCTCAACATATGTTACCGGTACGCCTCCATCCACGCTTATCTCCAAAGTCTCGTTAATTATCGTGCTGACATAGGATCCACCTTTAACCGCACTGACACAGCCGGCTTCCGGATCTTCAGTAAGTATTAGATTAGGTGCATTGGCTCCGCAAGGGCTGCCCAAAGGCGGATCTCCGGGTTCGGACTCCGGCGGGCAAAGCCCCTCAATACCGACCTCCGGGACAATAGTCATGGTAGCGCTTATAAATGAACACGGAGAAAAATTGTCTATGGTGTCAAGAAATCCAAATACTTCGCGACCGAACACAGGAACCTTATATTTCGTGCGCCCAGTGGCAAGCCGGTAATCCTGGCTGTTAAGGGCAACGTCAAGCTGAACCCTCAAAGTATTTACATTGCGCATGAGTTCAGAAAAGTAAAAGAAAGTGAATATGTCAAACCCCCTGTCATCATTGCCATAGATTAACCTGATATCAGGCACCACTTTATTTGCTCCTGAATACACCACTACCTGATCCGTTACGTGAAACATCACCGGCCATATCTTTATCGGAACCGTTATAAGTGCCCATCCCCAGCGAAAGTCAATGTCGATAAGCACCTCATTAGGATCGAGTTTTGCTACCCCCACGTTTCCAGCGCAAAACAACACGCGCGGACCTATCTCATAACTCAGTCGGCCGTCCGTGTTGTCAAGCAAAAACGGGATGTATAGAGGCACTCCATTGTTACCGCCCAGAATCTGGTCGATAAAATCTACGTGAGTTGGTTCAAAAAAAGGATTTACATAGATCTTGTCTTCATTGCCGTACTCCTCCCCCAAGTCAAACAGTTTTGAATGCAGCTCCTCATCCAGATTTAGATTCCGGATGTACGGATCTGTAGAATCCCGGAACGCATATCTATGAAACCGAACCTTGTCGCGCTTATCATTTATGATCCGGGCCTCCCCGTTACTCTTACTATACAAGTCTATTGCCGCCGCATTAGGCAGGAAAAACCCTTCGTTGTCTGGGATTTCGTCAGGAGTATCTTTGAACAGCGTCCGTTCGTGCGGATGTGACACATACACCTGTTTTAACGTCCTGTTGGTTTCGATCTTTCCGTTAATCAGGTGAACAAAACCCTTAAACAAATCCAGAACGGTATATTCTTTATGAATGGTTTCGTTCAGATTTATTGTGTCGCCGGTCAGATAAAATACGCGGTTTACTTTGTTGTAAAACACGACATCGGGAGCAAAAGCCCCTTGAGCTTCTGATCTGATCCTTACAAATACCTGATCCTGAAATCCTACCAGGACATTCCTGGCAATAATATAGATGTTGTAATCGGCGAAGCCAGGAGCTGGCAATGTGAACTCCTGAGAAGCCAGCACCTGTTCCCGGCCGTCGCTATGTCTTCTTATCAGTTCGACATACGCCTTATTTAAGGCCGTAGTGAGATTGCCAAAAAAAGCGGTGCCCTCGACAATGAAATCGGCCTCCGCCGGGGTAGTGTATGCACTTGTTTCAATCTCTTTTTTTACTCCCACCGTTCCAAGTCCAGGCGGAGAAACAAACACGCCCTCAGGAAATACATCGCCCAGGTCATGGATTTCTTCTTCTACTATAGTCGCGCCATCCGTATAATACCGGACCGCAAACTCCCGGAACGGAACCAGGGCGGCTTCATTGCCATAGTCCTTGCCCAAAATATAGCACCAGGTCTGATTGAATAGCTTGGTGTCAAGAATCGGACAAACAAGCTCCCAGCCCAAATGACAAAATGCGGTGTAAAGCAGGTGAGGCAGCGAAAACCAGGGCCTGGTGTCTTCAGGAACTACCCGGAACCCGAAAAAGAACTTTCCGTAATTGACAACCGGAAACATGATCCCTTCACCGGCCGTGTCTTTTACATAAGCAAATTTATTCCAGGAGTTGCCAATGTTTGTCACCGTAAAATTGAACGTACCCCAATCTATGTCCCGGAGCTTTGTTCTTGCCGCTCCGCTGATCCAATGCACGTCCGTCCGGATAAGCTCTATTTCAAACCGGTCTTTGTTTACCGTGACCACATTCAGGTGGGATGTGTCCACGCTCAGGCCGCCAAGTGTCACCCTGGCCTCAAGAGGTTCGAAGGTACGCTGGTAAACTACTGGGCTCAAAAAACTTCTGAGAGCAATATCGTTACGTCCAGTCCTGGGAATGCTGAGATCGTAAATAATCTCGTCTTTTATTTCGTTGACCTCGCTTAGCTCCTGAATGCTCTTATTAAGACTGGTTGTACTTTGGCTATCCGTGTCAAGTAGCAATAAGCCGCCGGTCAGATATTTTGCTGGCAGCCCCGCTGGAATTTCTTGAAGTACAATGCTCAGACACACACGCTAATTTTTTATTTCAACATATCCCGAAATAACGGCTTGCCGGTTCAGCCTCCCCCGCTGAGTCAGTCCCCCGGAACCCGATGTATTGAATTTCATTAGCTCCGGAACTCCTGTATTTCTGATCAGGAACTTGTATTTTGAAGCCGCCAGAGCCGCAACAAAAGTTCCCCACTCGGGATCCGGCTGGGTTTCGAGCTGAATACTGACCTGGATCTGACCGGTGAGATTGACTTCTCTAGACCCGTATTGTAATTTTTGCGCCACTGTCGGAGCATCCGGAGGCATGGTGAAATAGCGTTCCGATGTGCCACCAGCGCCAGACGAATCAATGAAGCGTCCATTGATGACACTCCAGCCGCCGATCGGTTCAAAAAATAGGATCTGAACCATATTTGTTTCGCGAGTCTGACATACCTTTAGGCACCAGGTTGGGCCCACTCCTTGTATCTCATACCAACTCAATCCGTCTGCCCCACCACCAACCATATTTGCCGGACCACACGGAATAACTGTTATCCCCGATGCGGTGGCAGCAACAGTGATAGCCTGAGAACCGTCAATATAATGTTTGACAATCGTAGCCTCTCCGGCTGCTTCATTAAATACAGATATGAAATTGTATTGATTGCTGTAAATATTTGTGGTCTTTGGCCTGCTTGATAATCCTTTACCTATCGGGCCGGCAAACAAATTAGTTTCCCAATCCTGAATCACAGCATTGACAACTTTGATTGTCGGTGTGGAGCTGCCGATGTTTGCTGTCGACTCACAGTTTTCTTCATCATAAGTTATGTCGCCGTAATCCACCTTTGCATCTTTCACAGCCTCAGTATCGGCAAAAGGTGAGGTTGCCGTTAGACTCGGAATCAGAGGCAAAAACAACTTTTCAAATTCAGTGCCCGGCCTCAAACAAAATGAACCCTGACCTATTTCTTCGATCTCGGTTATAGCCGCGCCATCGAAAAATATTTGATACCCCGTGCTTTGGCCATCAGTGCCACTTCCCTGAAAGCACCAGCGAAGGCCTCCGCCGCGAAGCGGATTGAAATCATCGGGACCGCTCAGAAGTGTAGCCATTATGCAAATAATTTTGAAAGCAACGGATAAAGATTTTTTCCAGGGCAGTCAGTATTGACATAGTCCAAATGACCCCTGACCTCAAAAGGCGGCAGTATCAATCTGACATCATTGATAAGACCGACAAGAGCTTGTATTACTTTGTGTTTTGGCACTTCGATTTCGTAATTCCCTATGACACAAATGCCAAATGCAGCCGTATTGTTGCCACTGGTATGATATGAATTGGTATCCAGATATTGAGTCAAATAAATAGTTGCGTCTTTGTCGATAACAAAATGGTAGCCTATCCCAGGCCAGCCGTGAGTATTGACGTGATAACGCGCGAAAGACTCAGGGCTGCCGCTTGTGTTGCCACTGTGATGAACTACGCAAGACCTGATCCTATCCAAACTACGCCTGCCATACTTTTTTGACGCGTGCTTGGCAAGGCTGTCGACTATGTTTACTGCCTCCATTTTTTTGTTGAACCTTTTTCTGAAAATATTAAACATATTATTTATACATCCCTTTTTCTTAAAGACCGGTTAATCCTCTCCTGAACCTCTGAAGCCACACGAATCCCCTCGCTACTGCCCTCACGCGTACCCATAAGTGCGGCATCGAATATGCTGTCAGCGATGCGGTCCACCTGACCGTCTGTTAGTTCAACCACCATTGCCGACACCCTGCCGCCTTCCTGATAACTGCCTCTGGCCGGACGCGCCGCATAGCCAGAACTGACTCGCTGTCGTTCCAGATGATCAATGATCGCCCGGTTTGAAGGCAGCTTCACAATCTTAGCCGGTATCACATATTCGTCTTCATGAGTAACTCCGGCAATTCGTCTGCCTTCCCGGTCCCTGACCCCGCGACCTTTGCCGGTAAAACCGCCGTGAAAGAATCCGGGATACTCCTGTTTCTTAATCGCTGCTACTGCCAGAGCGGTTTCGGCAGCCACTACACCCAGGGCAGCCAAAGAGGCCGGAAATATAAGGCCAGTCCTGGCCAGCGCCTGAATCGCAGCCAACGCGCCCTGGATCAAAACCTCCCGGATAGCTACTTGCTTGGTCTGTTCAAAAGCATTTTTGTTGATCTCTTGCCTTCGCTTCTCAAGCTCGGCCTGCAGCCTCTCCTGTTCGGCTGTATTACCTCTTGCCGCGTCAATCTGAGTTTCGAATGTGTCTTCAATGGCTTTGATCTCACGGCTGGCCGTCACATCGATAGCGCGCTGCCTGTTGTCGAAATGTGCGGTAATTATGTCGTTAATTCCCTGGTACAGCACATCATATCCGCTATTTATGATCCGTGCCAATTCCTGCTGTAATTCCTCCTCCGCCTTTAATTGATTTTTTCTCTGTTCTTCTTTATTCTTAACTACCAGCTTATTTTCTTCCCTTAGGCCTTCTTCCTTGATCTTTAGTAATTCCTCTTGTTGCTCCTGCTCGCGTTTTAGCTCCTCAGATTTTATTTTCTGGTCTGCAGATTTTTCAAGGTCGGATCTGATTTGCCCTTCTCGATCTATAAATCCAACACCCCCAGTAACAAATTGCTCCTGAGCAATTATCTCCCTGGGTTCGGTTACTCTCCGTTGTAATTCCTCCGCTTTTTCAAGCTCGGCATTAAGCGATTTTATCTGATCGCTTAATTTTTTTATAAGCTGTTCATCCTCTGGTGCTCCTGCCAGTTCTTTTCTTAGATCACCAATCCTGGTTGTCAAATCAGAGATACTCCCAGCGGCGGCCTCAAATTCTTTTTTCTTATCAGCACCCAAACCCAACTTTGATTGAGCCTGCTTCAACTCCTTCTCAAGTTCCTTTAACCTTTTTACAAGAGGTCGGCCCAGGTCGGGGTCGGATTCGTCAATACGCTTTTTTACCGCCGCTATTTCATCGCCTATTGTTTTAATTGATCGAACAACCGATTTACCTGTTGCATCAGTCTCGACCGGGGCAAGACCACCAAAAAAACCTTCTTGTAATAGGCCGCCTTCAACTGCATTTAATGCATCAGACAGTTTTTGAAGCTCTTTTTTTGTGTCGCGCGCTCCCGATTGAATATCTGATGTGAACCGGTTCCACTCTTTTATCCCGCCTTCATTCAATACTGTTAACGATCCAAGAAAATCTTGTACGGCTCCATGAATATTTCTAAACGCTCTACCAAATACTCCTTCACCGTCTTCAATGCTTAAAATAAACTTCTGCCATTCCGCCCTGGTCAATTTCATTTGATTATCTAAAGAACGCAACTGTTTTTCGACCAAATCAGCTAGCGCCCCGCTAGTGTCATCTACAGCATCACGTAACTTCAAAACATCCTCAGCGCCGGCAAGAAATCGGCTAAATGCAATTACACTGCGCTGGTCTGTTAGCTCCAATACCTCATTAAGGTCAACCGACTCACCTCTTAATTTAATCAACGCCGGTATAAGTTCATCAAACGACTTGACAGAGCCACCAAGTCTTTGAGCCAATGCCCCCTGTGAGTCAGCAAGATTTAAAATAATGTTTTTCAAAGACGTACCGGCTGTACTGGCATCAAAACCTGCGTCAATAAGAACGCCAAGCAAGGCTATTGAATCCTCAATAGAGAAATTAAACGCGGCGGCCGCCGGAGCAACCTTTGATAATGCCGTTTGCAAGTGTCCGAAGTCCAGCGCGCTGTCAATAGTAGCAACTGCCAAAACTCCGGCCACCCTGGCGGCTTGGTCGGCATCCAGATTAAAAGCTCTCAGTGCCGCACCTATTACCAAAGCCGCCGGGGCAGCTTCAGCTTCAGCAGCAATTGAGAAATCCAGAATGCTCTTAGTTGTTTTTAGAACTTCCTGCTCTGTGAACCCCAGTTTGATTAGTTCGTCCTGCAGCTTTATAATTTCGGTCGGAGTGAATACGGAATTTAAAGAACGGGCCTGTTTTTCCAGTGCTGCAATTTCACCCCTGGTTTTCACAAGTCTAGACGCTAAATTGGTCACTGCACTGTCAAAATCAACGACAATAGTCGCGGCCCCCCTGACCGCATTACCTAAGATCCGGGCTATGTTCACCGTTAGCCCAAACGCATTGGCCAGCTTCAAAAAACTGGTTTGATAGTTGCCTACATTTCGAAAGTTTTGGCCAATAGTCTTGTCGATCTTCTTGAGGTCCTGATCCAGCGCCGCAATACGGACCCGCATTTCCTTGCCATGAATGCTCTCACGCGCAACCGCGCTCAGGTCTTTATAGCTATTTTTGAGATTGGTAAGTTCTGCCTGCATGGCCCGGTAAGAACCTTTGCCTTTGTCAGCCGTTATAGTCTGCTCTCGTGCAAGTTTCCTGGATTCTTCAGTAACGCCCTTAATCGTGGTGTTGGCTTTGGTAAGCTCAGCATTGAGTTCCTTGAACCGAGCCGATCCTATTGCGGTGCCGCCAAGTTCTTTTTTCAGGTCTTTGATTATTGCCCGTACCTGATCCAGGTTCCTGGCGGAAAGCTCGACGCCGTCGAGCCGAAAGACAACATTTATAACCTCAGCCATTTAAAGGCGATTTGTTACAAATGTATTGTAAAAAATTCACATATCAGTTTTGAAATAACCCCCATGAAGCATTTCGGGGCATCCATAGGGGAGTACTCCCTTTTTAGATTTTATGCATTTCTTTCCCAATTCTCCACTTTGGGAAGATTGGGAAAATTGGGAAAATTAGTATAGATGTGGGTTTTCCGGGTTTTTCGGGTTAATCAGTTTTGAAACAGCTTTTGCCTGACCAGCTCGCCGGCATAGTTTTCCAGATCCAGTATCCTGAAGAACTGGCCGCTGGCCTGACTGATGGCATCTTTTGTGAACTCCGTGCGCTTGCCCGTCTCAGATAGCGAAAGCGAGGCTGCCGACGGCGTGCCCTCTTTAGCTATGTTCTGAATGATAGCCCAGGAAAGTGACCGCCGGCTCTTTTCAGGAATGCCTGGGAATACAAATTTGGTCCAGTTATAAATCGCGTCGAACGGTGGGCGGTGCGGCTTGGTGCCGCGTTCCAGAAATATGGTGTGCAGCGGACTAATGATCCGGCCCTCAACAATGCCAGCCCCATAGTCAATTTCTATTCTGAATGATTTCTCAGTTGCTCCACTGGCCCGGTGCTTTTGCCTGACCAGCTCTGTTTTCATCACTTTGACCAGGTGCTCCAATGCAAGGCGGACCCTGGCCTCAAGCAAGTTTTGAAGAATGGATTCTACTGGCATAGCGTGAAGATATGAAAAAAGAAGACTCCTGAAATCACGTTTCAAAGAGTCTTCTTGGAATGGTCACTACTCTAGTTCCGGTTCAAATATAATAAAAAGAGAGGCACCAAAGCCCCTCTTTCACCAAAAATAAATAACCATCATTATGAAATCCATTTTAAAAAGCCCCTACTCCATATGCGAATATTTTTGCAGGGGCTGACTTTGGCGCACCCTTTACCGAGGCCAAAGAATTTATATCGGTCAGCAATCAATGCCGTCCTCTAAATCAGCGGCCACAATGAAATCAGCAACCTTCATGCGTAAATTGTCAACGCCGCGATCAGCGGTGAATATCTCGATATTTTCAGACGCGTACCGATTCCCAGATAAATTTATGAAATTTTTGATAGCGGCGACCAGCATAGCCAAGTTGTCCCTGTCGATTTCCTCAATGTTTCTGTCATCGCAAGGCACTTGTTCAGCTATCCCGGCAAAAATAGTGTGACTAACACAACCAAACCGGTCCATTGTGCTGCGCTTATGTTCGAGATACAGCAGCGGCCATTCCACACATAGTTCATCTCTTTTTGCTCCGCCTGCCTCCCAGGCCCTGGCCCAGAAATACCCTTTCGTATAGTCCGAATAAACCTTTTCCAGGTTAGTAGTATTGAGCTGTTCCAGGCGGTCAATAGTGGCAAAGCTCGCAAACCGGCTATCCGAAATAGCGAAGTTTCTGAATATGTCTATGATTTCCTTTAGACTCATGACAGTGAATTAACTATCCACGCAAACAAACAATCCTCAAAATCACTGTAAAATACACATTCCAAAGCAGTTTTTTCTCCCGTGTTAAACCAACCGGCCTGAATAATGTCGCTGTACAGTCCACGCCATCCAACCAATTCGCTCTTGATCATGTTGTCTTCACTGATTTTTTTCTCGACCTCGCTTTTCGCTTCGCCGTCCCACGCGGTAGTGCGTCCCTCAAAGAAAACCCGGTAATCCCCGCTCTGACGTATCGCAGTAAAATATTGATCAAAAAAAAACGTACCTCCAGGACTGTTGTCATAGACATTTGCTGAAAATGAAAACTTCTTTCGCGCAAAAACTTATCCCGGAGGCCCTTCTGCCACGGTAGTTTCTCTCCTTTTTGCCTCAGTAGAACAGCCATCTGTCGAAGGCTCATCATAAATTCTATGCTGCCGTCCTGATCCCCCTTTTGTTCAATGTCTATGACGCGCTCCAGTTCTTTGTACTCAATCACTTCGCCAAGCGTGTACGCCCGGTTTTCAAGATGCTTAAAAATCATTTCGGGGTCGACATAGTATTTCTCGCCTTCATACTGTATTGAATAGTCAGGGTCTATTTGTTGTGGTTCATAGGCGTTGATAACGGTGACGATGTGGCACCAGAGCCGCAATATTGAAAGCTGATCCCCGAT